TGGGCGCTAAAATACCTGTAATAAACAGGAGCGGGGAACTTGTGACCGGCAATCATGAAATGTGGAAGGAATGCCCATTGTGCCTTCAGGAATATGATATGAAATATGGAGGATGCCCTGAATGCGCCAGTGAGGCCGTGCATGAACTAGCACCTGGTGGAATGTTTCACCCAACTAACAAGGATCATCATTAAAAAAGCCCTGCGGAAACAGGGCCAGTATTAACCTTCAAAAAATCAAATTTATGACTTTACAGACACTTCAGCGCCAAAATATCATAAATGCGCTCATCGAGTTCAGGAAAAACTATACAGGAAGCCAGGCTGACTTCTGCAAGGCAATGGGGATCAATGCCAGCGCCTATTCACAACTGAAGGCGGGGATCAGGGATAATAAACCTCTGGAAAAAATAATAAGTGATGCAGTGCTGGTGAGCATAGGCCGCAAGCTAAATGTGCAGGTGCGCGGGGAAGTGCCCTGGAACATTGTGCGTACTGAGACTTACGAATATGTAACAGCGGCACTGGAGTACTGCCAGGCTAAAAGCATAGGCCGGATATTTTGTGATATAGCTGATGGGGGAAAGACGACAGCGGCAAAGCAGTATATGCTTACTCACCAGAATGTGTTCTATATAGACTGTGGACAGTGTAAGGAGAAAAGTGAGTTTGTACGGGCACTGGGCAAGGTTGTGGGCGTGAATGTGCAAGGGAGCTGTAAGGATATAAGGCGTGATACCATCTTCATGCTGCAGGCGATGGAGCGGCCATTGGTGATACTGGATGAGTGGGGAGACCTGGGCTATACTGCCTTCCTGGAAATAAAGGCTTACTGGAACGCGCTGGAAGATGCCTGCGGCTGGTATATGATGGGTGCCGATGGGCTTAAGGATAAGATAGAGCGCGGCATCAGGAAGCACGTGGTGGGCTTTACGGAAATGTACCGGAGGCTGGGCGGTGAGTGTATGAACCTGACAAGCAAGTTTGATGCAGTGAACCTGATAGCCTTTAAGAAACGGCAAGTGGTAAGCGTGGCTGAACACAACCTGCCTAATGGAGTGGACCTAAATGATGTAATCAAGAACACGCTGAGTCTGACCCGGGTGAAGGAGAACATACGAAAGGTGAGCGGTAATGAGCTGTTTAAAAGCGAGGCAGCATGAGTACACATATCCAACAGGTAAGGGCGCAGTTTGCGTATAACCGGATGCAGATACTATGGCTGACGAAGATGAGTGATGCGATGCTGAGCCAGTTTCAGTTTGATACGGGGCTGCAATGGCTTACCATGTATACCGCCTGTGCGGACGATGTTATGCGCTGGGCTATGAGCCAGCCACTGGTGTGGAAGTGGTGGATGAATGAGTGGAACCGCAGGGATGAGGAGTATCTGCCTATGCTGCACGATTACTACCGGGTATGGCCGAAAGAAACCCTGGCGAAATACAGGGCGATGCACCAGGAGTGTTTTATACCATTTGCATTACCGTGGACGCTGCTGGAGGATGGATATGCGAAGGCGATAGGGGACGCGCAGCGGGTAACAAAAATAAAGGGGGAATGATGATACAAAAGAATTGTAAACACTGCGGGGAAGCCTTTATGACTTATGAGGCAGTATACTGCTCCAAGGAATGTAAGAACAAGGACCATCGGCGATTTACAGATGAGGCACTGGAGTATATACAAGACCATCTTGGAAAGACTGGGGTAAAGAAGATCGCAGAGCATATAGGGGTAACCGTTAAAACTCTGAGGCGGCAGGTGAGCAGATGGCGGAAGGAGGGATTGGATGTAGGCGGCGGCAGATATGCGCATTATAAGAAAAGACAACCAAATAAACATGGGTTATAAAAAATCATTTGCGATGGAAATGAAGGTACATCGTGGGATGTGCGAAGAGCTGCTGTCGCTGTATGGCTTCTTCCTGACGAGCTATAAGTATACGGATGAGCATGAGCAGCTACTAGCGGAACACATAAAGGATATGTATCACCGGCTGGAGGTAATGGACAGGAACATGGCTAAGAGCGGCACCCTGGCACTGAGTAATAGCGAATGCCTGGCGTTTGTGCAGACGTGGAGTGTAATTGATACGAGCCGGTGGCCGTTGGCGAACGTGATCATACTGGATATGATTAAAAAAATTGATTTACGCGTAAAACAACCGAAAGCATATGCTACTCACAGATAAACAAAAGCAGGAGCTGGAAGAAGCCCTGGACGAGCTGAGCCTGGCGAAAAAGGCGCTTAAGGATGCCAAGGGCACTCCGGGTGAAGCGGATGCCAGGAAGGGGCTACTGGAGACGCTGGATAAGGTGAATGGGGTTTGTAAGTCATTTGAAGAGGGATTAAATAACGATTAAACTATAAAAAAGATGGCAACAGCTACAAAAAGGACAAGTAAAAAAGTGGTGGCCGGGGTGACTGCTGAGCAGTACCAGGAGGCGCTAAATAAGTATGCGCAGTTTGATGCTGAAAAGGACAAGCTGGAGGCAAAGATGAACCTGGAAATAGCCCGGATACGGGGTAAATATGAAAACGAGCTGACAGACCTGGAACTGAGCTGCGAGACGCAGCGGGATATAGTGCAGGCTTACTGTACGGAAAATAAGGCGCGTTTGTTTGATGATAGCAGGAGTATAGATACCATACATGGTAAGGTGGGTTTCAGGATGGGAACGCCTACGCTGAAGACGCTACCGAAGTTTACGTGGGCTAAGGTGCTGGAAAAGTTGAAAACAGTGCTGCCGGAATACGTGCGTACTAAGGAAGAGGTGGATAAGGAAGGGTTGATCGCGAACCGGACCATGGATGGCGTGGCGCAGCACCTGAATGCGGTGGGTGTATATGTGGACCAAGAGGAGCGGTTTTTTATTGTATTGAAGAAGGAAGAGGCGGCTAGTGTTAACTAACTAAAACTGATATCATGAATAGTAAGAAGCATGAGTACTTACTGGAATACCTGATGGAGGCGCGTGAAATTGAGCGTAAAGAGACTGAGCGTGTAATGAGGGAGCAGCGAGAGAAAAGAAGGAAGTGGTGGGCTTCGCTGAGGGGTAAGCTGCGGGATTTGTACAGGTGGCCTTTTACGGAGGCGAATAGTAGTGATAATAGTACGATTGTGTGATGGGCGCTGCTGCCGGATCATGGGGGTGTGAGGTGGCGGCGTCTTTTTTTAAAATGTGTATATTTTTTTAACCGGCCATTGAGGCCACAAAAACAAAACAATGAATAAAAAAATCCTGCCGCACTTGATAACCTTTACGGCTGTCTGTGCAGCGACAAACAAGAACGAGGCAGACTATGCACCGCCTGCTAATGGCAGTAATGAAGAAATGCTGATCGCATACTTCAGACGAACAAACCTGATAGCAAAGGCGTTTAATGGCGCTCAAAAGATCAAAAGGGCTGATACTAACCAAAAGAAATGGAGTATCTGGACATGGGTAAAACCTAACATAGAAGCTCCTGCGGGTTTCCGCCTGTCGTTCGGCGGCTGCCTCTACGCCTACTCGTCTGCGGGTATCGGTGCCCGCCCCGAGTTTATTGATCCGGCACATGGCGAAGAAGCCTTTGAGCGCTTCCAGGAGGAATTTGAAAAGCTCATGCAGTATAAAGACCTGGTAGATCAGGAGTAACAATATTTTTTAATCCAAAACTAAAACGTAACCAAAATGAAACAATTTTTAACAAGCTATGCAGCGGCCTGCGAGTACCTGAAGCGTGACACAAAATACCCTGATGTATCGCAGTACTCCGCGAAAAAACAACAGCGCCTGAATGCTGATCATGAGCTTGAGACCTTACTCGAAGCAAATAACATGATCGCAAACGATGGAAAACCGTGGGAAGCTGATCTTGCAGATACTACTCAGGAAAAATGGTATCCGTGGTTTGATATAGAACCCATTACCGACCAAGCTCCTGAAGAGGGTCCTGCGGGTTTCCGCCTGTCGTTCTACGGCTGCCTCTGCGACCGCTCGGGTGCGGCTATCGGTGCCCGCCACGCGTGCAAAAACAGGGAGGTAGCAGCGTTTATGGGTAAGAGTTGCCCAACGCTATATAAGTTGACGCTGGGTTAAAATAATGGGTTGTGCGCCACTATAGCTGAGTCCTGCGGGTTTCCGCCTGTCGTTCAACGACTGCAACTACGACAACTCGAATGCGAATATCAGTGCCCACATTTGTTAACGAAATAAAGTGGCGCAGACCTTGCCAACATGGCAAAAAATAACAAGTGAAAACGGGGCTTTGGTAGCGAAAGCGAAGAAGACCTGAAGCACAAAGGCTCATGAAAAGAATAGCGAATATATATCAGAACATATGCAGTATTGCAAACCTGGAACTGGCAGACGATAAAGCCAGGAAGGGAAAGGAGCAATGTGGCATACGTAAACATGACCAGAAACGCGATGCGAACCTTGCAGCGCTCCGGGCGATGTTGCTGAATAAAACCTATAAGGCAGGCGGTTATGATGTGTTTAAAATACATGAGCCAAAGGAGCGCGAGGTATACAGATCGGATTATTATCCACACAGGATATTGCACCATGCGATATTGAATTACCTGGAGCCGGTGTTTACATCCGTTTTTACAGCTGATACTTATAGCTGCATAAAGGGAAAAGGCATACACGGGGCTTTCTATGCGGTAAAACGGGCATTTAAGGACGTGCCAGGCACAACGTATTGCCTGAAGATGGATGTGCGGAAATTCTACCCTAATGTAGACCATGATATACTTATGGAGCTGCTGCGAAGGAAGTTTAAGGATAATGATCTTTTGTGGCTGCTGGAGGAGATCATACGGAGCGCACCGGGCTTGCCCATCGGCAACTATCTGAGCCAGGGACTGGCTAATTATTACCTGGCAGGGTTTGATCACTGGATCAAAGAGGTGAAGGGCGTAAAATACTACTTCAGGTATGCGGATGACCTTGTGATCCTGGCACCGGATAAACCTACGCTGCACCAACTACTGGCAGATATAAGAGAGTATTTGGCTAGGAAGCTGAAGCTGGAGGTAAAGGGTAACTACCAGGTATTCCCGGTAGATAAGCGTGGAGTGGACTTTGTGGGGTATGTGTTTTATCATACGCACATTCTGGTGCGTAAGCGGATCAAGAAAAACTTTGCCAGGAAACTGAAGAAAAGTAAAGACCCGGCAATGATCGCCTCGTACAATGGCTTTTTGAAGCATGGGAA